TGAGCCAACTGCGGGGGATGTTAAAAGGCTCAACAACATGAGTAGGAATGCTAAATTCTGGAAAAGCTGAATTTTCAAATGCACCCCAATCTCCTTCTAAAAACTGTTTACGTTGTACTTCTGGTAATGATGACAACATAATTAGATAATCATCTGTTTGCATTAGATATGGATTATCTTGTAACTTTGCAGGTATAAATCTTCTTGTTATAGATTTATTTCCTACTATTGTACTTATGTTTACATCAAAAGCAGAATTTGGTTCTGCAGGGTCAACAAACATTTCTTTAACCCATTGTGAGCCAACGTTACCTGGATTGCCTGTAGCTCTCATGAACACAGGTATATCTGGGTCTACACTTCTTAGGGAGGAACGTAAGAAATTGTAAATCTCTGGAGTAGGATACTGAGGTAACTCATCTATACCTATCCATGTATACGATTGACCTTGGTAACGAAGAACATCTGTTAAATTTTCTGCGTAACCAAATTCAATTCTAGCACCAGATGGGAATCGCCATTCTTTTTCTTGCTCTCTCCATTTAGCACCAGGATATGCTTGACCATATAAACGTTGAGAATGATTAATCATATCTCTAAGTTCTGGCATTGAACGTCTAATTAACAACGCTCTATGACTTCCTTTATCACAATAACGAAGTGGGTCTATCAACATTGCGTAGGATTTACCACCACCTCTTGCACCACCATAGAACACTTCTCTTTCTGAAGCTGCTAAGAACTCTGTCTGGGGCCCTTCGTTTGGTTGAAAGATTATATTATCTTCAACATGTTCTTGTACATTTGGCGGAAGCTGTTCTACTTCATCCTTTGTTAAAACTGCAGAGTCTTTTCCTTTTAACGCATCATCTGTTTTTAGAATACGTTCTTTTCTTTTTTTAGCGTTATGTAAATCGTTAGTAGCTTTCTTAATCTTGTCATCTTGTTTTTTAATGACTCGTTTAGCTGATGCTCTAGCTTTACTTTCTACGCTGAGAACTCTGGGAGCTTGTTGGACTCCTCGTTTTCTTCCAAGATTTTTTCTTGGTTTAGGTGGTTCAATGTCTGCCATCTGTTATTAACTATTTTTCTTAAACCTGTGTGTGTAATTGGTCTTTCTGTTTTTTGAGTTAGCCATCTTGCAACCTCACGATAAGAACAATTATTTAAATATTCTTTTGCTTCTTCTAGTGCATCTAGTTCTAATTGCACTGGCTCAATATAATCTGGGTCATCAGATTCTTTATAGCCAAATGGTATTACTCTTGCTTTCCTTTTAATTCGCTGCATCTTTTGGTGGTAATATAAATATACCATGAGCAACTTGTGCGTTAATATCTATCTTGTCTTTTTTGACAAGTCCGACACGGTCAAGTATTTGTTTGGCCGCTTCCATTCTAATATTAACACCAGGAGTTTTACCATCTTCATCTAGTGCATCCACTAAACCTTTTACTGCTTTTGCAGAGTTAAGTGCCAAAGAGTATTCTGCCCTTTCTAGTATTTCATCTTTTAATGCTTTAACAACTTTAGGATAAGAGCTAGGTGCATATCCTGCAATCTCTCCTGCTTTCTTTGGATTGCCTAACGCCTCTCCAAACAATGCATTAATAAAATTTTGTTGTTGTTCTGTTAATTCTTTTACTTCTTTTTTAGTTGGTAGCATTTATAGCCATTGCCTCTTTTGTTTCTTTTGTATTCTTTTTTCTTTTACCCAATCTGGGTTTTTCTTTATACCTAATTCTTCTTTTATCTCTCGTTCTTTGTATCCATCTTCTGCTGCTTGAAGTATTTGCTCTCTGGCTTTATCTTCTTTTCCACCCACATCTGATATAAGAGATAGGTTAGGAGCAGTAATAACTCTTCTAACAAAACGCTTCTTACACGGAAAGTCTCTTTTAGCGACAGGTAATAATTTTGTAAATACCTCTCCAGTTTTTGTATTTTCATATTCGTATATTGGCATTAGTCTTCTTTTGTAATTTTAAAATATTTTTCTTGATAATCGTTTAAGTTTACTAAGTTATTTATTTTACTATCCTCTTTACATAATTGTACATACATATTCTTATCTGTCAACCATTTTCTGCCAGTCCAAAATTCAAAGCCATCGTATTTAGCTTTATACGAACTTGCCTCTTCGTAGGCATAAGATAAATAATATTTGTCTATGCTATTATTTAAACACCATTTAATTTCATACAGTGTTGCGTATGTTCCTAATCCTAGTTTTTCATTTTCATAGTTCCAAGCGAACTGGCCTGTAATTAAATGATTATCTAAAATCATAAACTCTGTAAATGCTACAGGAACATCTTTGTAATAATACACAAAGTATTTCCAATCTAGGGGGTCATCCCGCATAAACTCTTCACTTTCTTTTTCATTATTCTTTTCGTAGAATTGTTTATGCCTAATATAATTTTTATATATATTAGCTAATGTATCTTTGTTTGGATTATCTTCTACTTTTACAGATACATTTTTTTTATTTAATGTATACTTTTGTTTTTTACTAAAAGTAAATTTAGATAAATCTAATCTGCAACTTCTAGCATTAATCCAAGTTAATCTATCTAGTTTTGTATAGTACCAAGATAGAGGTATCCAACCATTATCAAGAGCATAATTATATTCTTGTGGCTCAAACTCTGCAAGTATTAACGAATATATTAAATCGTAATTAGTAAGTTTACCTGCGATATGGTCAAAGAATAATTTCACTAAGGACGTTCAAACTGAGTCATATATGAATCATCAGTCTTCGTGTCTTCCTCTCTAGTATTCTCTACAGTATAAAAATTCTGGTCTATTTTATAACCAGGATTATTTGTTAGTCTTTCTTCCATAAAAGCATCATCATACCACACAGTTCTATTATTTGGATATGCAAAAAAATTACCATCATCCATTCTAAACATGTGTGCACATTTATGTTCTGGGTCTTCACTAAAGTTTGTATCTAACATACCTGCTTTATTTTCCCATGCCCAATCTATTGTAAACATGTACGTGCCTTTTCTTTTGACACCTTTGTAGTCTACAAGTTCTGCTCTACAATTTGCTAATCTATTTCTTCTTTGAACATCTACATAAGGTGAAAAACAATCCCAGTACATATGTATATTCAGTGGATGCTTTGGTGCATCCTTCTTCCAACAAAATGCATGTATTGGTCTTCTTGTCCAGTTTACACCATTAGGTAATAAACATTCAAATAATAATGCTCTTCTTTCTAAACTATTTACTGTGTGCACATCTGCAAATGTAAAATCTCCATGCCCTTTTTCATGGTCGTATAAATATTCATTTCTAATATACGCACTAAAGGGTGGTAGATTATGATTTAAATAAGCCACTTATGACTTCTTGTGTCTCTTTGCAAAGTTCCTAGCGGATTCTTCGCTGCGAAATCCCCATTTGCGGAGGGCTAGTGCCTTCCTCGTTGGGCGACCTTTCTCATCTTTCATCGGCCCTTTCATTCCTGCAAATCTGGCAGCAAAAGAAATTCTTCGTGGATTGACTCCCTTTTTAACTGGGGGCTTTAAGTTAGCACCTTCTTTTCTTTTAAAGTATTTTCTACCTGCTGCAGTTAATCCGCCTGTTGGGCTTTTATGTTCTTTTCTCATTACGAAAACTTCCTATACTTAGCAGTTTTCTTTGCTATCTTTTTTGGTTGTTTAGCTACTTGCTTTCCTGCTTTCTTAGCTTTTCTTTTAGCTTTAGTACTAGCTGCATACTCAGAAGAAGAAAGAGCTTTAATAGCTTTCTCTGGTAAATACCTTTCACCAGTTTCAGAACTTTTCTTACCACTCTTGGTTCTCCATTTCTGTTTACCCCAAGCCTTAAGACTTCTTTGACTTTTTGCCAGTGCCATGTTTTCTCTTTAAACTAGCTTTGGCTCTTTTAGCCAATCTTGATTGTTGAGGTTTACCACCATACTTTGCTCTCTGCTCTAATACAGTTAAGATTTGAACTTTGCGAGCATATGGTTTTTTAACTCGTTTAACTTTTGCAATGCTTTTTTTAGCATCGCCCACAGTTGCATACTTAATTTTAACAGTGTCTCTTGGATTTTCATCTGTATATAATCTCCTTCCACTACCCTTTGGTTTTTTACCTGTTCCTACTTTTGGGTCTGCCATTGGTTAGCCTCTGCAACCACCACAGCTCCCACCACAATACTCACACATTATGTTCTTACCTTGTTCTTTTTTGTTTTTTTACCATTTTTCTTTTTAATAACACCTCTTGCCATTAAAACATCTTTCATGGTTACTTTACCATCGCCAGACATATCTGGAAACTTTTTCTTTTTAGTTTTCTTTGCCATTACTTTTTTCATGATTTATATCCTCCCCCTGCTTTTTTATAAGCCTTTGCTAAAGCCTGGGCCTTACGAGCTGACCACTGTCCTGCAGCGGTTCCGTGTGAAGCCTGTGCTTTAATACGATTAAAAATTTTTTTACGCATACCAGGTTTAGTATAGTTACCTGCTTTGTTTACAGTTGACTTACTTTTTTTTGCCATAGTATCTTGATTTACTTTTAGTTAAAGTAGATAAAGTTTTTGCTTGTCCTGCATGAGAACGTGAAGCTTTGTTAAGTGCTTTTGCTACTTTCTTTATTTTTCTTTTCTGTGCTTCTTTCATTATCTTTTCGTAGCCCTATTAGTTTTTTTGTTATATTTAAAAGATGATGCAGGTTTTCCAGATGCTTTAGATGCTCTATCTTTAGCTCTTTGTCCTGGTGTCATCTTACCTCTAACCTTGCCTTTTGCTGTTGCCTTATTGCTGCCTTTTTTTAAAGTACCAGATTTTTGTAATTGGCTAGTAACAATATCATAAGAAGAACTTTTATTAAAGCCTGTATCTCTCTACAGTTTTACCAGTCTATCTAA